TTTCCTTGTCCTGAATATTTCTATTCATCACTACGAATATGTCTGTCTTATTGTAGAGTACTGCTCCTCCATCAGCATCAGCAGGGAATGGCATGGTCTGATTACCATCTTTAGTTCTTTCTCTTTGTGATTGGGTGCGAGTGTGTATGGATAGGAAGATTGTAATGTTTGTTCTCTTGGTAAAGAGCAGCATGTTGGTATACATCTCCATCTCATGGTCATACTTATTCTGCTTACCAATTTTCAGGGCATTGACAGGGTCTATCAGCACACCTTTAACGGAGTGGTATCTACTCACCGCTTCAGTGTACTTCAGTATATCCATGTAGTCATGCATGTTGTCATTGTTGATGAAGAAGAATCTTTCATTCACAAATTTTACTGCTTGTTGAAAGAAATCTTCAGGCATCACATTAATCTTCTGCCCAACAAAGAACTCTATCAGCCTCATCTTTACGGATGCTACCCTGTTTTCTCCTGTGTAGATTACCCAACACCAATCATACTTGAGTGCTGATAAGAATGTAAGCCATAGGTTTACTGTAGTCTTTCCCGTATGCGAGTGAGATAGTGTTGCCATGAACTCCCCTTCCTTCAGCATTAGATACTTGTCCATATCTTCATACCCGAAAGGTTTACCCATAGGTATCAGCCCTGCTCGATATCTCCTCATGTACTCCTCATCCGTTCTGTTATCGGAAAGGAATGAAAGCTCCTCCTCAATAGCACCTACCTGCTCCCATGCCTCAGTCTCATACTTTTCTAGGTCAGATACAGGCATATACTTACCTGCCTTGATGCCATCTGTTACAGCTTTTAGTTCTATTTGCTGCTCATCAGGAGAAAACTTCTGTCTCACCTCATATTCTAGTACCATAGTCCCTATGTACTCCTCAACAATTCCTCCTGTAATCAATCCTCCGACCAAATAAGCGGCTTTAATGACTGCATGATGCCTACCCCCTTGCTCAGAAATACGAATCATTTTAGCGGCAATTCCGAGCCTCTTATAGTCTGTGAATCCCTGAGTCATGTTTACCCCTGACGATACCACCTGTTTCTCTGATACCTCAAAGAACACTTTAGCATTTTCATTAATGTATATATCAGGGTCATACGAGAAGAACAGCACCCTTGACGGATTGCGTGCCGTTGGGTCAAAGACAGGGTATCTTTTTAAGAGTGCTGTATAATGCTCCTCGTGTTTGCTACCATCAGCTATCCTGATAAGTCCATGTAATCCGGTTCCCGAAGGTGAAGTCCATAGCGCATAGATGAAAGGGTCTTTCTTTGCATCCTCCTTGAACTTGGCAATGTCATCAATATCATCTACGTCAAATGGTATATACTTTGAGTGTGTACTCAGAGACTCATCGTTTCGGTAGCTGATAAAGTACGTGCCGTCCTTCCTCTCCTTCTCCATCGGGATTGAAAACTCACCAGAATATAATACGCAGGGCAGCTCAAGTTTCAGCTTCCCAATCACCTCATCGCTTTTTTCCTGCCTAATCCTTTCTATAAGGTCTTTCTTGTTGCCTTCCCTAATACCTTTTAGCACAGCCTTCAGCGGAATGTAGTGTGGTTTATCTACATCCCTGAAGGAATTAAACACCGTTACTTTCGCCATATTATTTGCTTAGCTGAGATTTAAAATGTTGATAAACATCATTCTCGCATCCTTCTACAATCAGCCTTGTGCTCTCCTCTGTTTCCATTAAACAGTCAAGCCTTTTAAGGCCATGCATTACGGTTGCGTGGTCTGTTACACCTGCATACTCAGCTATTTCTTTTAGAGAAAGTCTTGTAAACTTTCTAAGAAGGTGCATACATACTTGCCTAGCAAATACAATGTTCTGCTTTCTGCTTCTTACACCTATGTTCACCTCGAATCGTTGATTTACATACTCGACAATCCTTGTAGGCTTCAGGGTGAATACACCGATACTTATTTTGTTTACAATCTTTTCTTTTAGTCCAACAGATGTAGTCATGCTGTTGATATCTCCGACCATATCAAACAGCTTACGCATCTTATTGATTACTTCCTCTTTCCTTTTCTCCCTTTCTTCGGTTGTTAGTTTTTTTCTTCCCATTTTGTTTCGTATGTTTCGATTACTTCTATTAGTTCCTTTCCTCCTGTCTGCTTTACAAGATTGTACTTGTCGTATGCTTTCTGCTCATCGAAATCTAATGTGCCATCAATAAACTTTTCATCTACGGTTGTGTAGTAATAAGTCTTGCCATCAATTTTTGTTACCTTGATAAATTCTACTTTCATGCTTGTTGTTTTACTTGGTTAATAATTCAGCTACCTTTTTAGATACATTATATTTTTTTCTAATCTCTACAATAGTTCCTCCGCTTTTCATAAATTCTTTAGCTTTAGCGAATGCCTCTGTATTCTCGTTAAGCCATACCTTTTCAGGCACCTCAACTGATTTGGTCTGTTCACCTGCTGCATCATTATCAACGTCTGTAATAAGCCCTAATGCAGCGGAGAGGCTATACCTTCTCAGGTATGTGATGGCTGAGCCAAGCACCTGAAAATCATTCATCCCTTTTAGTTGTACTCCTTGAGGGATAGATGCTGATGATGTAATACTTTCCCCTGATTCGATATGAAATACGATGGTGTCAAGAGAAGTTCCATTGAGCAGCTGCGTGAATCCGAGTCCATGCTTTGCGAGTAATGGATTAATCTTTTCAAAGATTGCAGGTAGGTCTGCATAGGAATAGCCATATCCTGTTGTTCCCTTGTGTATTACAGGTACTTCTTTCTGAAATGCGCTGATTGCTTTGTAAATGTTCATGTTATTGTTGTTTTATAGTTTAATTGTCAGTTTAATCCTTATTAGATTGATATGTTTCGTTGTAGTAATCTAAGCTGCTTGTGCCGAGTCCTTGCTCGAAGTAACTGCATCCATCTTCAAATGCATCTTGAATCTGAGTCTGTTCTATCAGCTTGATGTTTGATATTAAAGTATTGAACTCCTGTAACTTATGTTCATTAAGAAGTGAGTTCAGTAAGAGTGCACCTCTTAGGTAGTCAACTGCTGTTTGTTTCATTGTTTATATGATTTAGGGTTAGAAGTAATGCCATGCGACCAGAAGGCATGAAGGATTTTAACTTCAAGTTCCTCGTTCAGTTGTTCTATTTGCTTGTCGGTAAGGCTATCAGCAAAATAAGATTCGATGAACTTCTGAACACTATCAATTACGGTGTCTTGAACTTGTTTCATGCTTCATCTTTTAGCTCAGGGAAATACACTGCATCGGGCAGCTTTTTCTCCAAGTGGTTTAAGAAATATTCAAGTCTTTTGTATAGCTTTTCATCGTACCAAATAGCATGATGCAGCTTGGCAATGAATATCATTCTATCGGGTTCAGATAGATGAGCGAATGATGAGAGGTTACTTTCCATGTTGATTTTCGATTATTGTTATGTGAGGTTTTTTGATGTTCCAATAGTTCTTTTCGTGCTTCAAGGCTCCGCAAGAACATTCATAGATGGCATGACTATACATGTTCCCCTTGTGGAGCTTCTTCAGATTCCACCTGTGATTTCTCGTAATCTTCGATAAGATTGGCAAATACTCCGATAATAAATAGAGTAATTGGGAGGACGGATTTTTGGTCTTTGGGCATTCCATTGTAATCAGCCTTGAGGGATTCATAGTTGTCTCTTGTAAAATCATAAAGTGCTTTTAGTGTTTGTTGTGCGTTGTTCATTTTAAATATTTATCTATTTTTTTATTGATTGTGTCCATTATGTGAACAGCTATTATCAGTATTGCATAGCAGAAACATGCAAGAAATGCAAGGCTGACGTAGATTGTAGCAGGTGCAGATAGTGTAATGAATAGTAGTAATTTCTTCATGTTGTAAATGCAAGTTAATGAATTGTGAATATCTACCAAATTTTATTTTTATGGTTATCTTCATCGTATTCTATAATCTGCTGAACAAATGTTGCTCTCATTATGCTATCTATTTCAATGTCAGTTTCCCTATCAGCGATAGTGATGTAAACTCTTTCTATGTCAACGAATACTGCATCCTGAACTGAGAATCCATCGTCCCATCCATAATCATATTCAATCCAATAGTCGCAATCAAGGGAGAATTTATCTCCCATTGCAAGAGTCATTGTCTTTTTCATAGTTCAACTTCTATTGTTTTGTAATAGTGTTCACATACCTTTCCAAAGTCCTCTGCCTGTTCCTTAGTGTCGTACATTCTTTCATCAGCAAAGAAGTCGATGCTATCCTTGTAAACATTGGTGTATTTCTTGGATGGTTTCAGTTGGTTTACAATGTCTTGCATATCAGTTTCATAGTTGTACAAGGTCTGCCATACAGCTGTCCAAAAATCACCTCCTTCGGGTGTTTCTGACCACACAAAGGAAGACGAAATAGCCTCCCTCAATGTTTCACATTCCTTGTTCTGCATAAAATCTAGGGTGTTTAAAATTGCTTTGTCTTTAATTGGTTGCGGTAGTGCGTTAAATACGTCGATTACTTTCATGTTGGTTTGTTTTTATTAGTTCATTAAATAGTGTGGCAAATTTGTGTTATGTATAGTATATCCCTTGTGTTTGTATTCGTTGATGGCATTCTTTAAGACAAGTTCCCCATCAGGTCTGCGTAATATATCAGATAGCTTGTGTCCTTTCCATGATACAAGGGAATAGCTTTCAAGGTTGTTGTTGCTGACTACAATACCTTTCTCCATGTCCTTATTCAGTTTCTTGCTGAATTTTTTATGTTCCATTGCTTTTACATGGTCATCTATATAGTCATCAATGAATGTTGTTAGGGTTTGTTTTTCCTCCCACGTTTCATCCTTGTATATGTGTACGACAGGAGGTGTTTTGGATAGGAATTCTTCTGCTTGAATCATGAGCGATTTACCTACGGAATCATAGCACCATACACCTGTGCATCCAC